ATGAGGAGACTGCCGGTTTTCGAGAATGTCGATCGTTGGGCTGCTAACCCCGCCGCGCCGCGGCCGCTCCCGGATAAAGTCCGAGAGGCGATTCTGCATGTCATTGATATGGCCGATAAAACCGGTACTGAAGCGACGCAGTACGATATCCTGAAGACGCTCTTTTTTGCCGATCGATCCCATCTCAACCGGTACGGCAGACCAGTCACGTTCGATCAGTACTATGCGCTCAAGGACGGCCCGGCTCCATCGCTCGGCTACGATATTCTGAAAGATGATGCGGCAGCGCTCGAAGCGGCGGGTTTGCAAAAGCCACTTTGGGTGTCGGAAAACGTACGCGGTACGGTTTGCCGGTTTTCGAAGGCTGCGCGCCCGGCATCGGAAGATATCCTGTCAGAGAGCGATATGGACGAACTCGAAGCCGCTTTCCAATTGGTCAAGAAGCTCGGATTTAAGGGCGTGTGGGATAAAACCCATCGAGACCCAGCTTATGATCTCGCATGGGAGCAGCGCGGAACGGCGAAGCGGGCGCCGATGCGGTATGAAGACCTTCTGGATGAGCCGAATCCGAGGCTGATCCGCGAACTGGCTTTTGCTTCCAAGTCGCTGTGACACCTGCCTGCGGTGATATCGTGCGCGTTATGGCGCCCGCCGTCGGTTACCCGAAGTACCACATCTGCTTGGGTCAAAACGCGCAAGGGACGTTCCTCTTCCTTTTTCTGAATTCGGAAAATGGATTTACCGGGGACCGCAGATTTCCCTGCGCAGACTTTCCGCTCCCCGCATCACGAACCGGTGAAAGCGTTGTAAGCTTTAGCATGCTCCCGAGATACACTCAGGAACGCTTAGATCTTTTCGCTGCAGAGAAAGTGGGCGAAATCAGCGTAGATGTCGCGCGAACTCTTTTGACGCACCTCGAGGGTGTACGTACGCTCGCGAGAAGCGATAAGCGGTTTGTATCCGAAGCACTCGATTCCCTGTGTCCCACAGTGGAAGAAGCTGACGACGCGGCATAGTCACGAATTCGCGCTGACGCCTGCCATTGATCCATCGGCCGCACTGTGCGCGGGGTCGTATTCGTACTCCGGCTCATCATCGGAACAGACGCAGTCGAGCGTCCCGCAATCGGGGCAGCGACCATCATCCCGCGCGACCTCTTCAGGGCTGGTCATGCGGCGAGCCTTTCGGAATTACAATGGAAGCCGCAGCCGCCGAAGTCCGCGCCGCGAACCTTCGTCGACCAGTCAGCCGGAATTTCATCGGGAAAGCAGCGGATGTTGTGCATCTTCCCATCAGATCCTCGCTCGCGGCCAATGATGACCAGCCGCGCACCGAAGCGGCGGCACTGGTCGTTGCGGCGGGCAAACACCTCGGGGAACCACTCGCGGATCAGCGCCCAATAATTCGCGCTGCTCGACTTCACGCAGCCTGGGCAGTTGCCGTTCGGCATCCCGATCTCATAAACCCAAGGCCGCCTCACGCCGTGCTGACGCAGGATCGCGTGCGTGTCCTTCTTTTTGAGCCCCCTCTCGATCAGCGGCGAGCGCTGCTTCAGGAGCGGATAGTCAGACAGCATCCCGTCGAAGCGAGCGGCGTCGAGTTTATCAGCCGCGTAGCCCCAAAAGTGCGTGTCGCTCGGCAACTGAAAGTCGAGGCGGGGCGCAAACTTCATGGCCCCGGTGCAAGGCGCGCCGTTCATGCCTGAGAGGTATTTGCGATCCTCAAACACCTCATCGATCGTCGCGTATTGCGAGCTACGGATGCGGATGATCGCCTTGCCGTACCATTGCTCCAGATCGTCGATGAACCGCCGGCTATCCTCATGGACGCTCTCACCAAGGTCGCAATGGACAGGGATGGCATCGGGATCATCGGCCAAGATAAAGTGAGCCATGACAGCACTGTTGACGCCATCGACCCACAGCAGGCGGCGGCCTTTGCCCCAATCCAGATCAAGCGTTCCCTGAGGGTTTGAGCGTCGTTTCACGCCGCACCCTCCTGCCTGCCGGTGGCGAGCGCGAACGCCGGCGCAAACGCGCCTGGGGTCAGCTTCTCGATTTCCTCGATGATCTCGTTGGTGACGCGCAGCGCCTCGCCGAGGTAGCCAGGGTCAAAGGGCGCATACTTGTCGGAGGTCGAAATCCGCTGGTGGCCGAGCATGATCTTGCCCTCCACCCAGTCTCGTTCGCCCATCCGCTGGCGCGCGATGTGGGCAACGGAGCGGCGGATCAGTTTCAGGCCGCTCTCGCCGTCACCCGGCAGGCCGAGCGCCGACTGCATCTCGCGGAAGGCGCGACCCACCGAATCGGCGCGCACAAAGAAGCCCTCGGTGGCATCAAGCAGCGCGGCCACGCGCGGCCCGATGGGCACGATTGGCCGGTATTTCTTTGTCTGCGTTCGGCCGCGCTGGTTGAGGTTCAGCGCGCGCGCGTTCGAATTCCACTGGTCGCGCTTCCGATCGGCCGAGACGTCGTGTGCGGCGTCCGGGCGCGCCCAGGTGGCGATGCTGATCTGAAGGAAGCGATGCAGGTCGGCACGCCACAAGAGGCGCCGCTGCCGCAGCTTCTCGAATTCGCCGGGCTTCAGCTGCGGGTCGACGCAATAGCGGAACATGGCCGCGAGCGTTTTCACGTCCGCGCGATAGCTCGGCGTCCGGCTGACCTCCTCCGGCTTCTTTGCGGCGAAGGCTGCCGGGAAGAGCGTATCTTTGCGGCCATAGGCGTAGTTGATGACGGCCGCGAGCTGGCGGACGCTGGCCTCTACCGTGCCCGGTGCGCGCTCGCGGGCCTTGCCGCTCTTCGGCTCGATGATGGGCATTTCGATGGCCCATTCCCGGAATGCGTCGATCCAGTCCTCGTCCACGTCCTCGCATGCGGTATCGAGCCGCTCGTTCTCCGTCACATAGGCCGTGACGTGTGCAAGGCGCGGGCGAATCGACGCGATGCTCGAGCGGCCCTCGCGAGCGATCAGATAGTCGGCGATCGCGTCCGTCAGCAGATGCCTCGCGCCCGCGCGCAGCGCCTGCCCGCACGTTGCGCAAACCGCCTGGCCGCGCTCCCGCTTCAGATAAAGGGCGTCTAGCTCCGCCTCGGCCTGTTCGACGCTCTCTGTGCCCGTCGAGCGGCTGCGGATACGTCCCTTGTCGCGGTCATACCAGACGATCTGGAGAAACGGGGTTCGGAGGCTTCCGTCTCGCTTTCGATCGTACGAGAGGCGGTATTTGCCGCGGGCGTAGAGCTCTTGATCCGCTGGTTGCATGCGTCCCTCTGGGCCTCGGCGGCCTTCATCATGATCAGTTCACCCACGCCGATGGCGTTGAGCACGTCCATGGCCTCCGCCTCGATGCGGATGCCCTTCCCCTTGTCGGTCTGCCGCGTCCAATGCCGCGCGAGGTCAGCGATGCTGGCCATTGAGCAAATCTCCCTGCTGCTCGCCGCCATTGGCCGCGATCCATTCCTGCACCTCGCGCGCCACCTCGACCGCGTCGGCCTGACCGATCCCCTCCGGCTGGTGGATCAAGATTTCGACTGAACGGCCGGCGGCGAGAGCCTCGAAGCGCTCGCGCCATTCGGCCGGCATCAACGGCAAGAGCGATGCATCGGGGCGGAAGACGTCGCGCATCATTTCGGCACCTGCCCGACGCTGACCCAAACCGGCGGGTGACCGCTCCCGATCACGCTCAACTCGACCTTCGCGCCGGCATTAAGCGCCGCCAGTTCTTCCGGTGTCGGCTCCCACGAGGACATCATGTTCGGCATATCGCCGTTCATGCCGTCACGGATCGCAAGGGCACCGCATGGGCCGCTCGTTTCCGGCGTCCAACCGAATGGCGCGCCGAGGACGCGGGTGTATCCCTCGATGACAACCGGGATCATGCCGCCTCCATCTCGCCGCAGCCGCGCCCGACGAGCTCGCCGTTTTCGCCAGCGGTGAAGTCACGCCAGTGCACAAAGCCGTTGGGGCAATGGAAACCCCACTCCCGCACCTTCGGGCCTGTCATGAAGAGCGAGACGCACGGCTCACCGTCGATCACTTCCAGCCGGTGGCAGTCAGTGGCACGGCGCGAGACGATCGAGCCGGCCTCGCGGACGAACGTCCCCTCCGGCGTGATCTCCCGATAGCGGCCGATCAGCAGATAGGAGACGTTGTCCCACGGGTGATCGTGCAAGGCGCGATCGTCATCGTCCCGCAGGATGTGATGCAGGTAGACGTTCTGCTGCTCATTCCGGGGCACGATCCACCAGCGGCGCATGTATGGTGCGGCGGGGTCGCCAATCACATAATCCGGGTGACGCTGCATCTTGGCGCGTGCCCACGCAGCCATGTCATCGATGCTGGCATACGAAACGGTCATGAACGGCTCCACTTCCTTGGCGGGCGCGGGCGCGTCAGGTGACCGCCCGGATAAACGAGCTTCACCTCCCCATGCGGGGCGATGACGCGGATGCGTTCGGCACCACGGCCGATGATTGGGCAGGTGATGAGGCGGACGGGTGCTTTCTCCCTGCCGTCCCACGACCATTCGCGAGCGCTGGCGACGACCTGGACTTCCATCGTGTCGACGGTGGCCGGATCGAGCAGCAGCGCGCAGAGCTTGCGCTCCTGTTGCGCGGTCAGGAGCCGGCCTTCGCGCCAGCTGCCGAACCAGACGTTGATGTTCGAAGGCGTGACGTAATAGGCGCCGCGGAGACGCTTCTCCTGCTCGGACGTGAGGAAGCGCGGCATGGTGCCTCGCTCATCTGGCACAGCGACCGCGGGATAGTGCGTCATGCCGCAACCGCCTCCATCCAGCCCCACGATCGGACGGCCGTCAGGGCATCCTCCGGCGTCTCGACCAGCGCCCAGCGGAAGCCGAGCGCTAGGAGGAAGTCGCGCCAGTGCAGCTGCTCGTCGGACAGCTTGCCGCCCTTCTCCCGCTTGCACTCCATGAAGCCGATCTCACCGGCCCGCTTCCCGAAGACGATCAGGTCGGGGAAGCCGGGCGCGAACCCGTCCGCCTTCAGCGCGGCGATCTGCTTGATCCGCGCGAGCCGGTCGCCGGCGAGCTGGGCACCGTTCGGTACATGCGCGGCGCGAAAGCCGAAGCGCGCCAGCAAGCCGATGGCGCCGCGCTGAACGCTCCGCTCTGCCATAGGCTCGCCGATAGGAATGAACCGACGGCGCATCAGAACATCGTGCAATCGTCGCAGTCGCACCCGTCGACGTGGGGCGCTTCCCTAAGGAACTGCGGATTAAACTCGGGTGCCTCTTCGCCTGGCGCAGGCAATGCCAACGCCGGCAGCGTAGCTCGGATCGAGGCAGGCAACTCCCATTCATTGCGGGGCTGCCTTGCGAACGCGACTTCTCCGCTGCACGGCGTGAAGGCGTAGAGTGACGACCCACCAACGAGAACGGCCGGCATCAACTCGTTGCGAAAGATGGGCTCGATCGAGAGCATTTTAGTTCCGAACCGCTCGACCTCGCTCGTGCGACCGACCAGGGTCCGGTGGCCCAAGCATTCAACAATTGCGTATTCGCCTGCGGGGGGCGTGATGGCCGTTTCTTCGCTCATGTCAGCCCTCGCGGGTTGCGACGGCGCCCACCCCGAAGGCGCCGTCGTGGGTTGCAGGATCCGCCGGGAGGGCATGAGCGGACGGGGCTGGGGGGAGCGCGGGCGTCACCGCCTCATCGAAGAGGTGACGGGCAAAGAAGATGAGCAGCGCGGACGCCGCGAGATTGCAGCCGAGCCACATGTCGCTGCGGTAAAGTGTGTGCGCAGCCGCGAGGCCGATGACGGCCGCGAGGTAGCGCAGCACATGCGGGAAGAAGTAGCGATCGAGCAGCGTCATGCGCGGACCGCCTGCTGGGCGCGGCGCTTGCGCGGCTTCATCGCGCGCATCTGCGCGGTGAATTCAGTGTCGGCGGTGGGGAGCTTGCGGAAGCGGGCGATGTTCTTCCCAGCATAGCTAGGATGGCCGTTGAAATCGGACTGTCCGGGCCAATGCAGCGTATCGACCCAGACGCGGTGGGCCGTGTTGAAGCCGCGCCCCACAGTGACCACGCGGAACATGCGGCCGATACACAGATCGGGATCAATGCCGCCGCAGCACTTGCACGGGCTCTCGTCCACGCACACCACGACGTCGCCCGGGCGGATCTCGTCGCTCATGCCGCCCTCCCCAGCTGCACGGCCCGGTGGCGCGTCGCGTCGGCCTGGCGCTGGCTCAGCAGCAGCTTGAGGTTCTGCACGCGGGTGGTGACGCGCTTGAGCGTGTCCTCCGCGCGGAGCAGCTGATCCTGCGCGTCGAGCACTGCGGCGTCGAGGCGGCGCTGGTCGGCGTCCATGTGGGGCCGCTCGATCGGCGCCGGGTGGATCACGATCCGGCGGCGCGTCTGCTTCTCCAGCAGGCGCCGGGCCGCTTCGAGCATGTCATCTGCCGGGACGTGCGCCCGGCTCGCCGCGCTCACCACCTGGTCGCGCAGGTCCTGCACCAGCAGACGCTGGCGGTGCATGGCGTTGACGTTCTGGAAGTTCGTTTGAGCGAGCTTGCGGCTCTCGACGCTCAGCTGGCCAACGGCCGACATGATCGACCGAGCCCCGCGGTTCGCGTCCTGATCCTCGCCGAACGGCCTATCGATGTCTTGGTGAAGCAAGGCGATCTCCATCGGCGGTTGGCCGGATGGAGATAAAAACACCACATTGGTGTTATCGTGTCAACACCGTATTGGTGTTAATCGTCTGGTGGAATGAAGTCCGGCTCGAAGGAGGATTCGACATCGACGGCGTCAGAGTCGCGAGTTGAGATGAACAAGGGTGGCGCCATGGGCGGCAGAATGGGGTCGAAGCCGTCAAAAGCTGCTCGAATCCACGCGCCGCGGGGAAAGCTATTCTGGAAGATGACGCGGATTTCGCGCCCTTCGGCAAGCTGGCGGCTGATCCAAGGCGCTCGCTCCGCAGTAATATAGCCCATCTGAATGCCGCGGCAGCTATAAACCGCAACGGCGTAGTGATCTGCCGGGTTAGTAGGCTCCGGTCGGAGCTCAACGGGCTCGCCAGGCTCGCAAACCGCGATTTCGAACTGGCGGCTCCCGCCTTTGCGATTAGGGTACGCGACGCCAACGACGGCGAGGCTCATGACTGAGATGCTCACCTACTAATGCGAAAAGCCGCACGTGTAAGGTCGTATAGAACCGCCACTGCCCACACCAAAAGGAAGATACCAGCGGAATTCGCAAATGCCGACGCTCGCTCTGCCGTAGCCACGATGGGCTTCAGAACGACTAGAACTAGCGACGCCAAAAAAATGGCGATAAGCAGGTAGGCACTGGCTCGGACGGCTTGCTTTTCACGGTCGAAGTTTACCGAAAGCTGCCGACCGAGCTTTCCAAGCTCGATGTGGATGCTGCCAGCGGAAGCTAGGGTTATTGTCACGATCACGCCAAGCGTCGCCAACAGCTCTTGGTTTACAAAGCCTTTGAGAAAAGCATTGCCGCTATCGCTCAGTGCGCCCGGTAGGCTTATGCTGGCCGTCGCCAGAATCGTCGCTATCGCGATCAGGGCCACCTGTACCAGCATCGTCCTGTCCTAACACCTCGTCGAGCTTATCCCTAATCACGGCGAGCAATGCCTTCCCCTGCCCAAGCAGGCTCGCAACCCTACTTGTTCTCACTTTGTTCGTCGAGGTGTATCTGTCTCCGTCCATGGCAACCGCCGTCAACGTTGCCTGCCCCTTCGAGCCATATGCAACTCCTGCTTGGACCTCGGGAGCATCCGCCTTGACGCCGTCCGGGCTTTCCAGAGTCAGCTTCACATGCTGGGCCCCCGTATCTTCGCCGACCTGTTTCAACTTTTCGTCTAGCTTCCCAGACAAATCGAACATGTTCGGAACGACAAAGTCAAACGTGATCGATTTGAGAATGTTGGCATGCCGGCTGGCGAATGTCTGAAAACTCTGCTCGTCCCAGATCGCTTTGATGGTAATTATGTAAGGCGCGCCATCAATAAGATTTAGTTGGCCCACAAGCGACGATAGTACTGCAAGGGGCTGCCCGACCTTAGTGCCGCGCTCGAACGCCAGCTTTTGTCCATCATTATGGTGCTCAGGATCGATTGTAACGACCGCACCTTGCCAAATGTCGCTCGATGTCGGCTTGCCCCCATCTTCAGGGGGATCATAATGGTTTATGGGATATTGGCGCTCGATGACCCCAATGATCGCGCCTGACGTGTCATAAGGCACCCAGTGGAACAGATTTCCCCGATGCTCAAATCGACGTTGCTCTCCAAAAGCTTTCCGGAGCCAGTCCGGCTTGCTGAGTCGCTCGTCGAAAAGCCCAGCCTGTAAGCGTGGCGCGAGCGATAGATGATGAAGTTCAAAGGTTGCCAAACAAAATCCCCCACGCACTCACGCAACTTTTAGATCCGTCGCCCGACCCAGATGACTCGCCCGACGATATGCAGATCCTCTGCACTGACCTCTTGCTCGGGCACCGTCGGATTGTCCGACAAAACCATTACTTTTCCCTCACCGGTCGCTCTAAGCCGCTTGATCATTCCAGCGCCGTAGACGCTAACAGCCCAGATGCGGTCCTGCATGTTGAGCATCTTCTGCGTGGTGTCGATCATGACCATGTCATCGTTGATCAGCGTCGGGGACATGCTGTCGCCGTCGCCTCGGGCTACGAACAGCCGCTCGGGGGCGGCCCGGGTCAAAGCCCTCAGAAAGTGAGGGTCAAACTTAACGGGGATTTCGTCAGGAAAATCATCGACATGTGTGCCCGGCCCCATAGCGTAGGCAAGATCAACTTGGCGAACCTCGACCGCGCCGTCATCTTGGTGCGCGCTCCGCGTCGGAAGATGATCTGACTGCGCCGATCTGTCGCGAGGGCCCGGCTGCATCACCGCGGCGGATACATCCACCCCCGGGCTAATGATGTCGGCGGGGGCGACACCAAAGGCTTTTGCGGCCCGGTCTATCCAATCCTGGCTCAGCTTCCGCTGTCCTTTTTCCAACCGCTCCACTTGCTGAGGAGTGGTGTCCATCCGCCTAGCCAGCTCTGGCCGCTTCCATCCGCGCGCCTCTCGCAGCGCTTCGATGTTGTTGACGGAGTTCATGACACCATCTGCACCAATTTGGTGGAGCAGCTCCACACTCCAAATTGGTGTTGACTGATACACTGCTTCGACACCATAATGGTGGTGCAAGGAGTTCATCGGATGACGCTCAAAGAGTGGCTTGATTGGAAGGGGTTGTCGCACGCCCAATTCGGCGCGCGGATCAAGCGCACGGCTGAGGCAGTCCGGCGATATGCGGCGGGAGATCGCATTCCCGATCGCGAAACAATGCCCCGCATTGTGAAAGAGACGGAAGGCCACGTCACGGCTAACTCCTTCTTCGATATTCCCGAGGCATCGCCGCCCCCTTTTCGCAAGCGGACCCGTCGCACCGTCGGCCGGAACCCGGCGGAGGCGCACGCGTGACGATCGAAGGGGGTAATCCGAACGGCGTAGAGCTTACCGCCGAGCAGCTGGCCACCATCATTGGCGCCTCGGTTGCCGAAGCGGTGAGGCCGTTCTTCGAAAAGCTCGACGCGCTGAGCGCTTCCATCGCGGGCGAAGTCTCGCCGACAAAGCCTTGGGACGGTGAAAGCGTATGATCGGCGCCATCAATCCTATGGTCGTGCAGCCTGCGCAGCGCGCCCAGCTGCTCGACCGGAATGCGCGCACGGTCACCGTTTCCGGCAAGTCGATGCTCTTCATCCCGGTGGCGATGCCGGATGGCGTCATCTCGGTCAGCGGTGGCGAACGGCTTCCTCATAACGGAGCGAATAACTGATGTCCGCCCCGACAATCCCCGGTCGTTTCAGGACCGTTCCCGCTTCGAAGATGCTGGAGACGCTGGGCGACAGCCTTGACCGGATCAAGCGCGAGGACGGGCTGACCGACGTCGACCTCGGCCGCGTGCTGGGCAAGAGCGACGACCAGGCGGGCAAGTACCGCTCGGGCACCGCAGATATGGGCGTCGTGTCCCTGTTGCTTGGCATCCGCGAGTGGGATGGCCGCTTCATCAACGATGCGCTCGGCCTGTTCGGCATGAAGGTCGTGTCGGTCGTATCGTCGGCCACGTCGGACCGCGACACGCTGACCGCCCTGACGGGCATCCTCAACGAGGTCGCCATCGCCTTGGCCGATGACGGCAAGATCGACGATCGCGAGCTGGTGGCCATGCGCCCCGAGTTGGAAGCCGCCGGCCGCGCGATCGACACCCTTCGCGAACGTCTCCGCCTTCGGAGCGTCGCCTGACCTGAGTGTGTGAACTGACGGGCTGAGCGGCCCGAGGGAGTGAAACCATGAATGTGAGTCCCGGCGCGGAAGCAGGTGCTTCCGCGAGCAGCTTTGCTTTGCCTGCGAAGAAGAACGGTATTGCGGTCCCGGACCGTGTCACCGTCCTGATGCGCCTTCTGAACGATGCGGCCGAGAAGGCGGCGGCCTGCCCCACCAATATGGAGATTGCGGACGCGATCGGCGTTCGCGGCATCGCCACGGCGGCGAATGCCATCTCGCTGCTCGAAGCGATGAACCTCATCCGAGTTGAGCGTGGCGTGCGCAACCGGGTGGTGACCATCGTCAGCACCGGCAAGCGCACGGGAGGCATGGTTCGCTCCGCCCATCCCCGCGCCATCGGCCAGTCGATCTGGAACGACGATCGCGACGCCGAGCTGATGGATGCCATGTCTGAGGGCGCGACCTTCCTCCAGGCGGCGGAGCGTCTCGGCCTTGGCTACGAGCAGGTACGGCAGCGCTTCAATGCGCTCGCCGCCGTGATGGGAGCGGGCGCATGAGCGTGCGTCCCTGGACGAAATTCGAGGACGATATCCTCGCCGGCGGCTTCCGCGCAGGCTGGTCAGAAAACGTCTTCCTCGAAGCCCTGCCCGATCGCACCTGGCGCAGCATCCAAACCCGCCTCGCGCGCAAGGGCATCCGCCCCAAGCGGATCAACCTCGGCGGCACCGGCACACGCATGGTCGAGCCGGCGGGCATGGACGGCGAGATCCAGAAGCTCTGCGCCTACATCACCGATGACCGCTACATCGCCGGCTATCTGGGAACGCCGCTCGATCGCGTCCGCCGCGTCCGTCATGTGATCGCCAAGGAAAAACCGCGCCAGCGGCCCGTCCCCGACGACTCCCAGCCGCTCGGCCTCAACCGCGACATCAGCATCGCCACCGAGACCCGCGAAGCCAGCGAGGCGCTGCTGCGCCGCATGGTCTGGCTTTACGAGCGCGAGGCCGCTGCCGCCGGCACCACCCCCGAAATCGCGATGCTCGCCTGCCTGTTCGGCCGCGACGCCGCCAACCGCTTCACCACGCAGAAGGAGAATGCCTGTGCTCGTTGATCCCGAGAACCCGCCGTCGCGTCAGGCGTCGGACCGCGCCGCCGATGGCGCCCCGCTCGCCCCGGCGGCGAACAGCCTGAGCGACCTGATCCGCTTCCTCGAGGACGGCCAGCTCAACGCTGACGCGACCGTCGCTCTCAAGGAGCTGAACAGCGACATGTGCAACGCCGCGATCGAGAGCGGCGGCAAGTCCAAGGGCAAGCTGGTCCTGACGCTCGACTTCTCGCTGGAGGGCAACGTGTTCTCCATCGCGTCCAAGTTCAAGACGGACGTGCCGGAGAGCAAGCGCCCGAAGTCGGTGATGTGGGCCACGCAGGATGGCCGCTTCACCCCGCACAACCCGCGCCAGACCGAGCTTTTCGGCATGCGTGAGGTGCGCGGCACCGGCGGCGGCGGCGGCTTCCGCGACGCCTCCTAATCCCTCCCCTGTTCACCACCCCAGAGAAGGAACGACAATGAGTGCACCCAACCAGAATGGCAGCGGCGTGGCTTTCGCCGGCGACGGCGTCGTTCACGCCGTCCGCTCCCTCGTCGAGGATTATGCCAAGGCGGATGTCATCACCGTCACCGAACCGGAGACTGGCGTTAAGGCGCTGGCCGTCGTCGCTGGCGCCCGCGTCTCGATGCTCCCGACTGGTCTGTTCGAGCCGTTCCGCGATCAGCCGCGCTTCCGCGACGGTACGGCGCTGATGCTCTCGCTCGACAGCCTGATCGACCACATCAACCGCTTCAAGGATGGCGGCAGCGCAGTCTTCGCCGATGACGATCGCGCCCGCCCGTCGCTCACCGCCGTGCTGGACTATCACCCCGGAGGCGAGGCGATCGACAATAGCCAGCGCTTTGGCAAACATCGTTCCGCCTTCGCCTTCCCGCTCTCCGACGAGTGGCTGGCGTGGAATGCGAAGAATGCCGAGCCGATGGGCATGGCCGACTTCGCGGAGTTCCTCGAGAACCGCATCATCGACGTGCTCTTCATCATCCCCGGCGAGGATAGCCTCCCCGAGGACGTGCAGCGTCTCGTCGATACGCTCGGCGGCGACAACATGGTGGCGACGCCCAACAAGCTGATGGAGCTCGCTCGCGGTCTCCAGATCAACGAGAGTGCCGTTGTTCAGGAGGCGGTGAACCTCAACAGCGGCGAGGGCATCGTCCGCTTCCAGTCGGAGCACACCGACGCGCACGGCCAGCCGGTCAAGGTGCCGTCGCTCTTCCTGATCGGCATCCCCGTCTTCCGCAACGGGCCGCTGTACCGGGTCGCCGCGCGCCTGCGCTATCGCAAGAACGGTGGCCGCCTCACCTTCTGGTATGAACTGTGGCGCACCGATCGCACGTTCGACCACGCCTTCAAGGAGGCTGTCGAGCGCGTGAAGGTCGAGACGGAACTGCCCGTCTTCACCGGCAAGCCCGAGGCCTGAACCTGATGGCCCGTGAGGGGCATCTGTACCGCAACAGCATCCGGGGCCGCTCTATCACGAGCGCCCCGGGTGTCGGCGGCATCAGCCACGCCGCGCACCTCGCGTGCTCGCGGTGCCCGACGGTCGGTGAGCGTAAGCTCCGGCAGATCCTGCCGCCCGACCAGATCGATCAGAAGTTCGCGCAGGCTGGCTGGACCATCGATCCGCACGTCTGCCCCGATTGCCGAGCCCGCCGGGCCAAGGAGAAGACAATGGCCTCGAAGCCGTCACCCGCCGCTTTGCAGGCGCAGGTGCAGATGATCACGCTCCTTCAGGAGCAGTTCGACACCGACAAGGGCGCCTATGCCACCGGCTGGAGCGATCAGAAGATCGCCGCCGACACCAAGCTGGCTGTCGAGCACGTTGTCGAAGTCCGCCGTGCCGCATTCGGTGAGATCAAGGAGCCGTCGGAGATCCGCCAGCTTCGCTCCGACATCAACGCGCTGGAGCAGCTCCACAGGGAAGCTTCCGCGCAGATGTCGCAAGATCTCGCCACGCTGCGTTCCAAGCTCGCCAGCGTCAGCGCACGGTGGGCGGCATGATCGGCGGGGAGACACGCCGCATGGCCCTGCGCCGTGCCTTCCTGCGGCGTCAGCTGCGCGAGGAACGCCTCGCGCAGCTGCACCGTGAGTTCGAAGCTGCGCTGGCTGCTCGCCGCCTGGCGCGGGCGGAGCGGCAGTCTCGCGCTCACAAGGGTGCCGCGACGAAGCGCCAGACCACCTTCCAGAATGACCGCGCTCGCGCCGAGATGGGGGCCTCCAAATGATCGTCGACAATTTCGCCGGTGGCGGTGGTGCCTCGACGGGCATCGAGGCGGCCCTCGGTCGCGCCGTGGACATCGCCATCAACCACGACGAGCAGGCTATCCGCATGCACGAGGTCAACCACCCGGCGACCCGCCACATCAGGAACAACATCTGGCAGATCGACCCTCGCGATGTGACTGGCGGCCAGCACGTCGAGCTCGCGTGGTTCTCGCCGGACTGTAAGCACTTCAGCAAGGCGAAGGGCGGAAAGCCGCGCGAGAAGAGCATCCGCGATCTGGCGTGGGTCGTCGTGCTGTGGGCCGAGAAGGTCCGTCCGGATGTGATCCTGCTGGAGAACGTCGAGGAGTTCCGCACTTGGGGCCCGCTCGACGACGAAGGCCAACCGATCAAGGCGCGAGCTGGCGAGACGTTCGACAAGTGGTGCAAGTCGCTGCGCAAGCAGGGCTACAAGATCCAGTTCCGCGAACTTCGCGCGTGCGACTATGGCGCGCCGACGATCCGGAAGCGCTTCTTCATGGTCGCCCGCTGCGATGGCCGCCCGATCGTTTGGCCTGAGCCGACGCATGGCAAGCCGACCTCCCCCGCGGTTCTCAGTGGTAAGCTGAAGCCGTGGCGCACGGCTGCCGAGATCATCGATTGGTCGATCCCGTGCCCGTCGATCTTCGAGCGGAAGAAGCCGCTCGCCGAGAAGACCCTGCGCCGGATTGCCCACGGCATCATGAAGTTCGTGGTCAACAACCCTAACCCTTTCATCGTGCCGCTGACCCACCACCAGGCCGGTGCGCGTGGGGCGGGCATCGATCAGCCTATGGCTACCGTGACCGGTGCCAACCGTGGCGAGCATGCCATCATCGTGCCCCACGTGACGAAGTTCCGGACAGGAGCAATCGGTCACGGCATCGATGAGCCCCTCGCCACGGTCACCGCCAACAGCTTTGTGAAGCGGCCGGGCGGATCTGCGCCCCTTGGTCTCGTTGAGGCGTCCATCGCGCCGTTCGCCACCTATGCGCAGCAGGGCGGAGCAAATCGGCCCGCCGATGAGCCGATGTACACGATCTGCGCCTCCAGCAAGGATCAGAACTGCATCGCCGCAGCCCACCTCGTGCATATCGGGAACGGTGAGCGGGAAGGGCAGGCTCCTCGCGCGATGGATATCGAGAAGCCGCTTGGCACTGCGGTCGCGGGCGGGATCAAGCACCATGTCGTCGCGGCTTTCATGCAGAAATTCGCTGAGAACGGCAAAGGCATCGACCCGGCCGAACCGCTGCATACGGTCATGGCCGGCGCGCCGCGTCATGCTGCGGTCTGCGCTCACCTCGAGCAGGCGAACGGCGGCCCGAACAACGACAACCTCGCAGGCCGTCCGGCAGATACCCCCCTCTCGACTGTCGCCACATCAGGATCGCAGCAGCGCCTCGTCACATCCAACCTGGTGAAGCTGCGCGGCACTTGCCAGCACGGCCAGCCGGTCGACGAGCCGCTGCATACTGTCAGCGCTGGTGGCACGCACATGGCCGAGGTTCGGGCGTTCCTGCTCAAATACTATAGCTCCGCGCAGCATGGCCAGGAGGCAGACGAGCCGCTGCACACACTTACGCACCAGGCGCGCTTCGGCCTCGTCACCGTGACGATCGAAGGCGAGGAATATGTGATCGTTGATATCGGCATGCGGATGCTGACTCCGCGTGAGCTGTTCAACGCGCAGGGCTTCCCGGCGGATTACATCATTGAGCACGATGCCACTGGCGCGCCGATCACCAAGACGGCGCAGGTCGCCAAGTGCGGCAACAGCGTCTGCCCTCCGCTCGCGGAGGCGCTCACCACCGCTAACATGTCCCATGCGGTGGCTCGTCAGGAGCAGGTGGCCGCGTGAGCAACCGCCTGCTGTCCGTTGCGTGGAAGCTTTCCTTGCCAGCCACCGAGAAGGTGGTGCTGGCAGCATTGGCCGACTGTGCCGATGACGCCGGCATCACTTGGATCGCTATCCGCTCGCTGCGCGACAAGATGGACCTGATCACCATGACCTCGCTCTCCGAGCGGGCGATTCAGATCGCTATCAAGGCGCTCGTCGCCGGTGGTCATCTGTCGCGTGTCGAGAATCCGGGCCGCGGCGTCCTCTATACGGTCCACCCCCGCACCACATGCGCCCCCGCACAGGATGCACCCCCGCAGGAGGTGCGCCCCGCAGGAGGTGCGCCGACCCCCGCACCACGTGCACCCAAACCTCCAGTAACCCCCATACCTCCGAAGGCTGCGCCTTCGAAGGTTGCCCGTGAGGACCGTGCCAGTCGTCTCGCTGATGACTGGTCGCCCAAGCCCCTCACCGGCGTATCGGCGGTGATCGTCGATCGGTGGGAGCCCGGGAGGCTGGAGCGGGCGCTGGACGGCTTCCGGAACCACCACGCCGGCAAGGGAAGCCGGATGGTCGATTGGGACGCCGCCTGGCGGACGTGGGTCGGCAACGAAGAGAAATTCACCAGTAGGGATAGGCGTAATGCGCAACGAAATTATCACGACCGACCGAGCGGATGGGCGCCCCGCGCTGGCCATGCTGGCCTTGAGCCCGCGTCCCTGGACGACTGAAGCCGCGCTGGCGCTCGCCGGGCCTGACCTTGATGGCGCGGTCGCGGAGAGCCTCGCCTATCTCGCCGAGGGCCTCGCGCCCGTCCCCACCGATCCCGAGATGCTGAAGGGCTGGAAGACAGCGATGGACGAGCGCCTACGTCGCCTCGCCGCGAAGATCGCGCCCGGCATGCCAGAGGCGCCCGCCGCCGTATGGCGCGAGGTCATGGTGGACGCCTTGAGCGACCTTCCGGCGATGGTGTCACTCACCGCCGCGAAGCGGGCGCTGCACAAGCCGATGAAATTTCTCAACGAGGTTGAGGGCATCGTGCGCGATATCGCGGCCATGGTGCTGGCCGAGCGCAACCACGCACGGCGCCGCATCGAGGATCTCCCGCTTCGCGCGCGCCGCGAGACACCCGCGCTACCGCCGCAAGAGGAAGGCGCGCCGTTCAGCTTCGACGAGATCAAGCGCATGTCCGCTTCGATGCGTCGGCTCGGGGTCAGCACCGGGGCATTCACGCAGGAGCAGCTCGACGAGGTAGAGAAGGCGGAAGCGGTCAGCCAACAGCCTTGCGAAGCGCATCGTTGATGCGCGTCTGCCAGCCCTCGCCGCCCGCCTTGAACGCGGCCAGCACGTCCTTATCGAGCCGCAGGGTCACCTGTTCCTTGTTCCCGCCTGCCGGTCGCCCGCGCTTGCGGCGCGCCTCCAGTGCCCGCGCGACCTCGGCCTCGCTGACGTCGAAGTCGTCGGGGTCGGTCGGGTCGGCGCTAAGGCCGACAGTAGACTTTTTGCTCACCATCGTTGCTCTTCCTCACAGAGATGAAACGGACGCGCACTCCACGCAGAACGTGAACGGCGGTCCAAAGGCGACCTTCGACCATACCGATAGCCTTGAACCGGTCTTCGCCGTCAACCGGGCGGATCGAGCCGAGCACCAGATGCATGGGGTCTTCGAACACCCGGACGCCGAAGGCGAGCGACACGCCATGCTTGTCGCGGTTGAGGGCGTCTTTCGCGGTGTCGAACTCGATGTCCATGCGCATTTATGTAGCTACGTTTATTCATCTGCGCAAGCGGAAAATGTAACTACATAAAATATCCGAGGGACTGGCGCGGCGAGAACGGAACGCGTATTTTCAGCGTACAAACAGGGGTGATGTATGGGCAAGGCCAAGCGCAAGCCGACAAAGATTGAGACGCTGGGGCCTACGCCTGAGCAGCACGGCCGCAATGCATATGAGCTAGGTACTGTTGTTGACCGGCGCCCAGGCGGCGGCTCGATCGTGCTTGGCACCGCCTATCGGCAGAAGCCCATGATCGAGACGCTCGCGGGGCAAGGCGTGTTCAGCGACGCCGAGTTCAAGGCTCTCCAGCACTACCGGCACCATGCTGATATCGCGGACCGCTCCCCCACGCGAGACAGCCTCAATCAGCAGCGCAATGGCGGTACTGGCGTCGGGCCCACCATCGAAATGCTCAACGCAGTGCGAGTGCGAGACGACTGCGAGCGTGCCGCCGGATCGCTTGTGGACATTTTGCGCGCCGTGGTTGTGAACGACGTATCACTTAGCCAATGGGCAATCGCGAAGCACGGCGCCTTAGAAAAGCGCCGTGATCGAGGCCGAGGAAAAGTGTCGACGTCGCTCGAACCGAAGCTCGGGACGGTAGCGGTAGCTCGCCTGGAGATTCAGATGGCAGCGAAGCGCGTCGATTCAGAACTGTCGTCTTACCGACGATGAAAACTCACGCGGAGATGACGAAAGCTGCGGGGCACCATAAAAGCACCCCGCAACTCGGTTACCCTACTAATTCACGGCCTTCGGCAGCGAGAAGGAAAGCTGAACAATTTCCTTTCCATAATGCTCTGCCACCTTATCCCTGAGCTCACGGATGCTCGTACATGTTTTCGCCATGCCGATCACCTCGTAGCATCTTGATACTAGAGCTCTGACCCCAACGTTATTTGTCAACTGCCTGTGCCAATGGACACCAGCGGGCGGCCGATTGTCTCTTAAATACTTGGCTACATCGGCATCGAGCGTGTCATAGATTAACTCAATGACGAGTTTCCCCCACCACTTCGGCCGACTTTTAAGGCTACCGCTCCAACCGGTGAGGCGGCCAAATTCGGCCCAGAGCTCATCAGGAAACGTTTTCTCCCAAGCGCGTAGCTCATCTGCGATGAACGCACGTAGCTTCACCTGCAAAGCGTCCTCAGCCCGCTCGTATTGATAGCCCGTCGCTTCATCGATAAGGGCCTCGAGGCCCGTCTTTGCACAAGCCGAGAGAAAAATACTTGCTTGCATGGCCATCTGCCGCTGGCGATCGGTCATACGAGGATAAGGGGAATCGGCTTGTAAGCTCGCCTGAAGTGCGGCAACGAAACCTTGGCAGATGTCGATAAGCAGGTCGGCTGGGAGGCCTTTGACGGCCTTCTCTAAACCTTCAACTTCGAGCAGCCTGAACGGTACCATCCGCTCGAGAACGGATCCGCTGTTGATGAACGGCTCGAGAGACTTAACCGCAAGGTATTTCTCGAGCGCACCACCGCCCTTCACGCCTGTTAGAAGCTCTGTTGCGGACGTCCGACCGATGATCTTCTCGCCCGTGTCGAGAACGTAACATGGAACTTCGATACCAACGATGTTGAGCACCCCTCGATGGCGGGCAATCGGCATAGATGGTTCGGGCGGCAGCGCTTCCATGCTACCTTCGACGATCTCCACTTCTCGCTCTCGTTCTCGCGCACGCTGCCAACGCGCCTCAGCAGCAAGTTTGGCGCTTTCCTTACGCTCCTCGCTCGTTAGCTTCGCCGCACGTGCATGTCCGCCTTTCGCTCGTCCTTCGCTGATACCGTCCATCGTGATCGCCTCCTGCACTACCAACAGCACGCATACTCTGAATGCCATGCGTGCAACAAGCACGCATGGCACATGATTATGCGTACTTAATGTCCCAAAAAGGAACATTTAGAGTTTCACATTCAGCCATCGTACTGATTAAAGGAGAGTTTCTAGCTTTGCATGCGTGCTTACGTCGAGCGACGCAGGAGCTCCGGGCGATGGCAATTGACAGATGTGGGGTAAAATGGGAGACATCGGCTAATTCATCGAACTGCGCCCGCAGCCACCCGGCTCGCGGGCTTTTTCGTACCTGCTTCCGCAAGGCGGTGCACCGCCCCATGGACCCCGCGTAGTTCAATGGTAGAGAGCCGGGCTTCAAGCTCCGGAGGATCCCGGTTCGATTCCGGGCGCGGGAGCGGGCCCGATGGTGAACTTCGATAGGCCCGTCCCCGAGGTAGCTGCCCATGTCCCCCACCGCACCGCCTGGCTTTAGGATTGACCCCGAGGCACCCATGCGCGCCCTCATCGCGGACCTGAAGCGCATCGAGCGTTCGGGGCGCGATGTGTCGCGACGTGAATGGCTGCGGCTGGCCCGACGGTGGGTGCGCGCGAAGGCGTGCATCGTCAACGGGGAGGTGCCGTTCTCGCCTCCGATGCCGAGGTGCAAGCCACCTCGACCGACACGCTGACGGGCCTGGAAAATGGCGGAACGCCTTCGTGGCCGCGCTGGTCAGGCGCAGCGCCGCCGCCGGCTAGAGGCTGAGCCGCTGTGCAGGCGATGTCTTGAGCGCGGGCTCATCACCCCTTCCACCGTGCCGGACCATATCGAGCCCCTCGCGCTCGGCGGCACTGACGACGACACGAACATCAGGTGCCTGTGCGGCCCATGCCACGAAGAGGTGACCGCAGAGCAGTTCGGGCATGCCCAGAAGGCCGAGATCGGTGCCGACGGATGGCCGGTCGAGGCTGCGAAACCGACCTCAAAACGCCCAAGAAATGGCGGAAAACCGCCGTTTTTCCGGCCTTCGAAGGCCCTGCAGGGGTAGGGCGGGTCAAAAGTCCGGGCCCTTCTGGACGGACACCGTCCCCGGCCCAAATTACGCGCAAAGCCAGATTGATTGCCGGAGTTGCCTAATATGGCTCAGCGAGGAGCGAAGCCAAAGCCAGTCAAACTGCGGCTCGTCGACGGAACACATCGCACGACGCGCCATGGCAGGGCCGCCGAAGCGGAGCAAAAAGTAGAGGCCGCGGAGGCCGGCTTCGGGAAGCTGACGAAGCCCAGTTATCTGAAGGGCGAGGCTGCATGGGCGTGGAAACGTTTCATCGAGCCGGCCGCGTGGCTGGACGCATCGCGCGAAGCGGCGGCAATCGCCTTCTGCGAGCTTTGGCAGGAATTCCGAGACGGACCCCGCATGTTCCCGGCGTCGAAGCACGGCCAGCTGCGCGCCTACATGGCCGAGCTGGGACTCACGGATGAGCGGAATCGCGCCGACGTCCCCAAGGAAGAAAAGGACGAGTTCTTCGGCGACTAAGCCGCCAGCGGAGTCTGACCGGGCGACGCTTTATGCAAGGGACGTCGTCGCAGGAAAGATTGTCGCCGGTCCCCATGTACGGAATGCCTGTCGCCGCCATCTCGACGATCTGAAGCTGGGCGCGAAACGCGGACTCTCCTTCGACCGTATCTCGGCGGACCGCGCCATCCGGTTTTTCGAAACGAAGCTGAAGCTCAGCGAGGGCCAATTTGAGGGGCGGCCCCTAATCCTCCATCCAAGCCAGGCCTTCCTGGTCGGATCCCTGTTCGGGTGGAAGAAGGCTGACGGATATCGGCGCTTCCGTCGCGCATATATCGAGCAAGGAAAGGGCAACGGGAAGTCGCCTGTCGCCGGTGGCATCGGCCTCTACGGTATGCTTGCAGACGGCGAGTCTGGCGCTCAGATTTACGCCGCCGGCGCGACGAAAGATCAGGCGGGCATTCTGTTCCGCGACGCCGTCAACATGGTCGACAAGTCGCCAGACCTGAAGAAGCGGATCAAAGCGAGCGGCGGGCCGGGGCGGGAATACAACCTGGCCCATCTCGCCAGCAATTCGTTCTTCCGGCCGATCAGTCGCGAGGCGAAGAAGACAGGCTCCGGTCCGCGGCCCCATTTCGCACTTTGCGATGAGGTGCATGAGCATCCGGATCGTGGCGTGATGGAGATGCTGGAGCGCGGCTTCAAATTCCGGCGCCAGCCGCTCCTGTTCATGATCACGAACAGCGGATCGGACCGCAACTCGATTGCTCGTGAGGAGCACGACCACGCAATCAAAGTGGCGGCCGGCAACACCGAGGCGAAAGACGACGACGCCAAGTACCTGGGCGAGGTCATCGACGACAGCACGTTCAGTTACGTCTGCGGGCTCGATAAGGGCGACGACCCACTCGAAGATCCGAGTTGCTGGCCGAAGGCGAACCCGCTTCTCGGGGTGACCATCCAGGAGGACTATCTCGCCGACGTCGTGAAGCAGGCAAAGATGATGCCGGGCAAGCGCAACGGCATCCTCCGCCTGCATTTCTGCGTCTGGACTGACGCTGAAGTGGCATGGATCACCCGGGATATCTTGGAACCGTGCCTAGCTGAGTTCGACCCCGCGCAGCACCATGGCAAGCGGATAGGCCTCGGCCTCGATCTCTCCCGAAACAAGGATATCACGGCCCTCGCTGCCTGCGTGGAGACCGGCGAGAAGGAAGTGGAAGTCAAACGCGGCGACGAAATCGTTCGCGTCATGCGCCCGACGTACGATGCGTGGATCGAGGCATGGACCCCCGGCGACACGCTGAAAGTGCGGGCTGATAAGGACAAGGCGCCGTACGAGCTGTGGGTCGAGCAGGGGCACCTGCACGCGCCGAAGGGAAAAAGCATCGCATATCGGCAGGTGGCCCAAGCCCTCGCCGAATACGACCGGGACTTCGACATCTCTGCGCTGGGATACGATCGCTACGCCTACGCGACGAGTATGGAGCCCGAGATAACGGATCTCGGGCTTGAGATTGAGCAGATCGAGCACCCGCAGGGCGGCACCAAGAAGGGTCAGCCCTCGCAGGCAATGATCGATGCGGCCAAGGCCGCTGATCGAAAGCCCGAAGGATTGTGGATGCCGGGCTCCGTTCGGCTGGTCGAGGATCTCCTCGCGGAAGGCCGGCTGCGGCTCCGCACCAACCCCGTGCTGATCTCCGCCATCATGTCAGCCGTCACCGATGAAGACCGCTGGGGCAACCACTGGATCACAAAGGAGCGCAGCGTGAACAAAATCGACGCCGCCGTAGCGGTCTGCATGGCCGTGGGAACGCTCATCGCCACCCAAGGCACCGTGCGCACCCTGGATGACTTCCTCGCCGCGGGGGCGATGTTCGCGTGAGCATCTATCAGACCGTCGTATCCTGGCTATCGGGGACGCCGGCGAAGCTGGAACGCTCGTCCCGCCGAGAAGATGAGTGGCGCCTGGCCGGTGGCCCAACGTTTGCTCGCAAGGCGGTCAACGCCGAGAGCACAATGCAGCTTTCTGCGGCATGGGCTTGCGTGCGGCTTAACGCGCGGACGATCGGGGCACTCCCGTTCAAGCTCTACCAGCGCACCTCGGCGCTCGAACGCCGTCCGGCGGAGGATCATCCGCTCTATCGTGTGCTGCAGGACGCCCCCAATACTGATCAGTCCGCGATGGAGTTTTGGGAGGGGCAAATCACCGCCCTCAACCTTCGGGGCAACGCGTATGCGCGGATTGGGCGGCGCGGCGATGGTCAGGTCGTAGCACTCTGGCCGCTCGTCCCCGATCGTGTTCGCCCATATCGCACCGCCGCCGGCGAGCGCCGCTACAAGGCGTGGACCGGCGCCCGGGAGGAAGATCTGGGCGCGAGCGACATTTTCCATCTCCGTGGCTTCGGCGCCGGGGGCGATGAGGGCCTGTCCCCTATCGGGTTCGGCCGTCAGACCCTCGCCACGTCGCTCGCGGCCGAAGAGGTGGCGGGGTCAACCTTCGCAAGCGGCCTACAGGTCGCCGGTTTCGTTGAACTCGCGACCGGCACAACCTTAAAGACTGAGCAGCGCGAGCAGCTTGTCGCCCTGTTCGAGCGGTTCGCCGGATCCTCTCAGACCGGCAAGGTTATGCCGCTCGACCCCGGCATGAAGTTCACGCCGCTCAAAATGACGGCGTCCGATGCACAACTCCTGGAGACGCGGCGCTTTTCGGTCGAGGAAATCTGCCGCTGGTTTGGGGTTTTCCCTGTCCTGATCGGCCACGCGGCCCAGGGCCAAACGATGTGGGGCAGTGGCATCGAGCAGCTGGTGCTGGCGTGGCTCACGCTCGGCCTTGGCCCGGAGCTGACCCGGATCGAGGAAGCGGTCGGTCGGCAGCTGCTGCTACCGGAGGACCGGGGTAGCTATTACGCGGAACATAGCGTCGAAGGCCTGCTGCGCGCTGATAGCGCCGCCCGAGCCGCACTCTACTCATCGCTCGGCCAGAATGGCGTGATGAAGCGCAATGAGATGCGGGCGAAGGAAAATCTTCCGCCTGACACGAGCCCGGGCGCCGACATGCTCACGGTCCAGTCCAACCTCATCCCCCTTGACCAGCTCGGGGTCGCGCCGCCCGCGCCGACCGTGCCGGTGGAGCCGGCGGACCCTCGGAAGTTGCTGGCCCTGATGGCGCTCAAGCAAGCGATCGACCTCCGCGACATGGAGGCAACGGTCATGGCGATGCAGGAATACAGGAGGTTGCTCAATGGCGGTCTTTAAAGCGGCCACTGGCCTGCTCACGAAGAATGCGGGCGAGCCGCTCGAGGTGAAAGCTCTCGGCGACGACGGTACCTTCGAAGGCTACGGATCGATCTTCAAGAACGTCGATTCGTACGGCGAAGTTGTCGAGCCCGGCGCATTCACGGCCTCCTTGGTTGATGCTCGCCAGAAGGGCCGCTCAATCAAGATGCTCTGGCAGCATGACCCCTCCCAGCCGATCGGTGTCTGGGGCGAGATGGCGGAGGATTCGAAGGGCCTCTACGTCAAAGGGCGGCTGCTGAAGGACAAGGTGCCTCAGGCGACCGCCGCATATGAGCTCCTCAAGGAAGGAGCGCTCGACGGTCTCTCCATCGGCTATCGGGTTGTTGAGGCTGCGCCGCACCCGGACAAATCGGGCGTTCTCTCACTCAAGAAGCTCAACCTCAAAGAGGTCTCCGTCGTCACCTTCGCTGCGAATGAGAAGGCGCGCGTGACGGACGTGAAGCACATGATCGCGGCCGGCCTTCTGCCGACCGTGCGAGAATTCGAGGAGTTCCTGCGGGATGCGGGCGGCTTCTCGAAAAGCCTGGCTGCCGCGGTTGCGGCCAAGGCGACGCCACATCTTCGGGGGGATCCCGAGGCGACGGCGAGCCCTGACACCTTCTGGAAGATGCTCGCTGAGCACCTGAAGGCCTGACCTCAACTCCCATCGGAGAAATCCCATGTCTCGACTGATTTCGCTCAACGCCGCGACCGCGGCGATCCTTGGCATGTCCTCGCTCGGCGCCATGACTGCGGCCGAACGCTCCCGTGGTCGTTACATGCGTGACGGCACGGGTCACCCCGACGGCGGCACGCAGCTGTCGCCGGAGCAGCTGGTCAAGCAGGTTAACGACGCGCTCGAGCAGGTGAAAAAGATCGCCGGCGACGCCGAGCGCGAGGTCAAGCGCCTGGGCGACCTGTCTGGCGAGACCAAGCAGAAGGCGGACGAGGCGCTGACGAAGTTCAACGTGCTCGACGGCCTGAAGGCTCGCATCGACGACCTGGAGCAGAAGGCGACGCGCCCCGGCGGCGGACAGGAAGAGAAGGCGAAGAGCTACGGCCAGCAGGTCGCCGAGCACGATGGCATCAAGTCGCTGTCGAGCAAGGAGCGGAACGCGCTGCGCATCGAGCTCAAGGCGATCACGTCGGCGACGGGCTCTGCAGGGGGCTTGATCGTCAGCCAGCGCGAAACCGAGATCGTCGGGATCCCGAAGCGGCCCGATATCATCCTCCGCGATCTGCTGACGGTCATGCCGATCTCGACCAGCTCAGTCGAATATCCGAAGCAGTCCACCCGGACCAACGCGGCAGCCCCCGCCGCCGAGGGTACGACGAAGCCGTACAGCAACTACGGCTGGACCCGAGCGACCGCGAACGTGCGCACGATCGCCCACCTCGCCAAGCTCACGCGCCAGGCGCTTGACGACGCCCCGCGCCTGCAGGCCGAGGTCGATTCCGAGATGCGTTATGGCCTCGTCCTGGTAGAGGACAGCCAGATCCTTCTCGGGGATGGCACCGGAGAGAACCTGTACGGTCTCTACCCGCAGGCGACCGCATATGCGCTCCCTGCCGGCGCAACCGCCCCGGCAACACAGATCGACAAGCTTCGCATGGCGATCCTGCAGTCGGTACTGGCTCTTTACCCGGCCGATGGCATGGTTCTGAACCCGATCGACTGGGCGAATATCGAAGTCCTGAAGGACGCGGCGGGGGGCTACATCTTCGCCAACCCGCTGCAGATGGCCGGCCCGACGCTGTGGGGCAAGCCGGTCGCGCAGACGCAGTCGATGTCGGTCGGCAACTTCCTTGTCGGCGCGTTCAAGCAGGCGGCGACCCTGTACGACCGCCTTCAGCCGGAAGTCCTCATCTCGTCCGAGAACGCTGACGACTTCGAGAAGAACCTGCTGACGATGCGCTGCGAAGAGCGTCTCGCGCTGGCGGTGAAGCGTCCGGCGGCGCTCATCAAGGGCGCTTTCTAAACCGCAGGATACCCCCAGCTGCGGTGACCTAGCGGGCGGCTGGAAACGGCCGCCCGCTTCTTTTGGAGAACGTCCATGCCCAAATTTACCACGCTGAGCACGCATATCGGCGACCGCCCGCACGAGCCTTATCAGCCGGGTGAAACCCGCGAGGTCGACGATGCGAACATGGTCAAGCACCTGGTCGATGCCGAGGTGCTCGGCGAGCACGACGCCAAGGCGGAGGCCGCCTTCGAAAAGGCGAAGAAGGAAGCCGCGAACAAGAACAAGGCCGAAGGCGCGGCCGACAAGAACAAGGACGCCTGAGCGATGGCGCGCGGCGGCCAGCGGTCCTACGGCAACGCGGGGCGCTCAGCCTACAGCGGTGGCACGGCGGGCGCCCAGTCGCGCGCCGTGTTCGCCTCCTCCATCCTCAAGCCGCTGACC